GTGTTTTTTGGCAATAGTTGTGTGGCTATCCATAAGGAAGGCTCCACTAAGTTTGGTGCTGCTACGGCTTTTAACCAGGAGATAATCAATTGGCTATTGAGTTTTAATGATATTCAGAAAGAATCAATGGACATATTGGATATTCGCCAGGTCATAGAGCAAATGCGGCATCATGGTATCCCAGAAGATCGAGTTTCTTTTGCTGTAAATCAGTATGGGGACGAAGAGTTTACTTTTCGTGCTTATGTTGGTGGTCAGTATGTTTCTGATGTTAAGTGGCGTGATGGCGATTTTTACGTTAAATGGGACGGCGGATCACAAAAGTACAGTGGTTTGTTCGAACTGTTCGAGGGAGAGTACGGTGCGGTCTCAGGTAACGAGTTTAACGCCTCAGCTGATTATCAGGGCGCTACCAATCAAACACGTAAGTCCACGAGTTATAGTCGTAATTCACGTGGATATGCAAAGAAGCGGCCTAGCGCTAAAGCTGGAGCAATGGCCCTCGGGCTTAAGGATAAACAGCGATCTAACCTTAAGCAGAAAACGCACAATATGAATAAACAATTCGCTGGAAAGTCAGGTGCTCAATATATTAAACATGCTGGAGAAATAGTCTTGGATGTTCCTACATCTGAGATGATTTATGTTGCGGGTCAGCATGATGGCTTTCAAAACGACCAAGAAGACCCGTATGTGACCGAGGTTAAAGACTACGAAATGTGGGATCTTATTGGGGATTGCCCTGCTAAGCATTTTCCGCAGCCTGAGTTGTCTCCTAACCCGTTGTTCGCTGAAATTGTTTCATCTTTAGATGCCGAAGTTAAGGACGCGTATTCGTATGCGCCCTGTGACAAGGTTACTCTTAAGAGGTGTTTCAAGCAGTTTGCTGATGTGTCTATACCAAGACCGTCAGATATTGGAGAGTGGTGCTCTTTTTTTCAAGAAAGTCTTGCCTTCCCTTGGCCCAAAAGCTGAGAGATTGCATAAGGCTTGCTCGTTAGATGATGCATGGCTTCAGATTATTTCTGCTGGCCTGGGCTCAAAAGCCTGTGGCTATCCATTTAATTGCAAAGATTCGCCTTGTGGGGTAGCTCATGTTTCAAAACTTCAAACCCACGATTGTAGTGTGTGTTGGAAGGCAATTCAAGAGGCTGTTGCCAGCCTGAGTAAAGGTGAAGCCCCTACGAATGTTGTAGTTGCCGTTGGTGATGTCAACCCGAAGCCAGAAATGCTTAAGAAGAAGAAGATCTTGGAAGGTAGGACCCGGATGGTTATTTGCGCAAATTTTGTGCAAGTACTCATTCAGGTCATGCTTTCCGGAGGTTTTTCCTCTGTTAAGGATAGCTGCTATGATGGTTGGAATCGCATCGGTATGTGCGTTGCTCGTGGTGGCTTACAGAGGATCCGACGAAAGTTGGCACCTCTTAAATTTAAGCGGATGATGGATTATAAGCAATTCGATCTTACTCAGATCTCTGAGATTCAAGTGGCCTGTCTAGATTCTATGGCTGATGTTTATGGCATTGATATTAAGGACGATGTAACAAGTAATTTGTTTGATTTTGTCAAGAATTCTTTGTCTGGACCTAAGCAATGGCGTGTAGACGATGGCGTTTATGAATGTCGGGAGGCTAACTTTAATGCTAGCGGAAACCGTTGGACTGGCGAGTTAAACGGTTTTTATAACGTCTGTGTCACATTACGCTCCTGGTTCGAGAAAGTGCCCTCGGACCAGGAATTTTTCCAGTGGTTCTACTCGTCTGGTACATATATGAATAAGTATGGAGACGACACCCTTGACGGCAGTACTGTCCCCTTTCCTTCAAAAGAGGATACGGTGCGGCGTCTGCAGTCTTGTGGTATCAAAATATCTGTTGAAGATATTGTAGATTCGCCGTCTATCGTTGGTTTGTCTTTTCTTGGGTTTACTTTCGATGACTCACTTTGCGGTGTGTCATTTGATCGTTGGCCTAAGTCTGTGATGAATATTCTTTATATGCCTAACGATGAGGTTCAATTATTTTGTGCTGTGCAAAGCATGAGGTTGAATTTCGCCGGGAATGATGTTGCTCAGGCTGTAGCTAAAAAACTGCAGTCTGTCATCAAAATCCCCGACGGACAGATACCTTTTACTGATACATTTGTGCATCATTTTTGGACCGGTCGTGAGGACCTTAAGTGCAATGTCCAGGCAGAAATGTCTGGAAAATTGTTATATGAAGATGTCTACGATGATGACTTTCGACCAATTCCGGCAACAGTTCGACGAACAGAACCAGCGCAATCCCCTCTACCAATCATATGGGGGGATAAAAAGGTTGATCTCGGATCTGGGGAATTACCCACTAGCGGCGGGGTCCCTTGCGATGCAAAGTTGGTTGCAGCTCCTCAAAAAAGTTGCACCATCGTTGTTCCCGCAAAGGAACTTACCGTTAGAAGTAAGAACTCAGTTAAGAGAGCAGCCTGGAAAAAACGCGCCAAGGCACGAATCCTCGAAGAAATTCGAGGAAAAACGTTTGATTCAAATGCCGTCTCCAAAAGTCAAAAAGTTGAAGAAGAAAATCAAGTCACTAGAAGCGAAGAAAATGTCAGCTCCGCGAAAGTCACCTCGGTCGAACCGACCCAAAAAGTCGGCTCCGACCGGAGTGAGGGAAGCTAAGCTGATGTCGATCCCTGCGTCTTATGGGGCTATCGTCCCTGGCGTTAGCCTTCAATTTTTGAAGTCTAGAAATTCAGAGTGCATGCGAG